AAACCTGATCCGGCACAATTTCCATCGGCCGATCATAATGCTGCGAGTCGCGCGTAAACGCCCATTCAATCCTGACTGGGCGGTCTGTGTTAATTGTTCCGCCCGGCCCGATGGTGTACGTGCCAACACCAGCGGTAAGCGCGTGCGTATGTTGCAGAATTTCGTAGGCAAAAAGACGCTCCGCCTGCCAAGCGTCCATCATCTGATTCAGCACCAGCAGCGCATCGGCTGCATCGTTGCCGTCCATCGTGTCGGCAGCGCCGAGGATGGTTGCAGTCCGCATTGCGCGGGTAAGGATTTCTCGTACAGTGCGCGGCATTCCTGATCCCTAAGAAAAAACGGGGGCGCGAAGCCCCCGTAAACTTCCAGCTACCAAGAAAGACTTAGCCCGTGGTGCCGATCCGGCAGGCCAGCTCGGGGTAGGTCGCGGCCCAACCGAACAGCACGTCGAGACGCATGTTGCTCACGTCGTTCGCACCGTCGTAGTACTCCGTCACCTTGACCGTGAAGCCTTGATCCGACTCCTGCGAGACCTTGGCGTTCTGATCCTGCGGCACAAACATCGGAACCATCGCCAGCGTGAAGGCATCCTCATGGAAAGCGACCGAGGTATCGTAGCTGACCGATGCGTTGCCAACGATCACGAACGGCGAGCCGTTAGTGGGCGAGGCGGTGCAGTTCTGGAATGCGCCGGTCGGGGTCACAGCGGGGCTGATAGCAATGGAGGTCGCACCGACGAGAGCGTCGGCAGTTACCACGAATTGCTTCAGTCGGCCGGTAGAGGCGCGGGTCTGCGGGTTGACATCGAACACACCCGGCAGGGTAATGACCGTGCCAGCCGTCAGCGTGCCGCCGGTCGTCGCGGCGACAGTCATCGTCGCGCCGGTCTGACCAGCGCCCGAGATGTTCGATGCCACGGCGGCACCGTTTGCGTGACGGGCGACGTTCTGATCCATGCCGACGTTGTAGCCCAGCGAGTCCACCATCATGCCTACGCCGTACTGCTTGCCGATGGTCGAGGCGTTGTTGAACAGACCCGCAAGACCCTGAACCATCGAGGCATTGAGACCCGAGGACAGCACCAGATTACGGCGACCGTCACGCGGGGCAGCATTGTCATCCAGAATGCGACCGGATTGCGTGGCAAGGGCCAGAGCCTCCGCTTGCGTCGAAGGCTGAACCATCGTGGTCGTGTTGACGCTGACCTGATTGGCAACGGCGGTACGCGCCAGCGCCAGACCTTGGCGGTCGATTTCGTTCGCCACGGTGGCAACAGCGGCTTGCAGCGCCTTTTGCAGATCGGGGTTCGAGATGCTGACCGAACGCTCAATCAGCGGGAAGTTGATATCGCAACCGCCCTGATTCAGCGTCAGCGGAACCGTGTTGAAAACGGTCGCTTGCGGGCTGGCGACGCGGCCCGAACGGTAGGTGTAGCGCGGCGGGCGCTTGATGTTGATGGTCTGGCCGGTGGCATAACCACGCGCCATGTTGGAGCCGTACTCACTCTGCCACGAGCGGTTGACGCCCTTGGAAAAGGTCAGCATGTTCTTGAGGATCGCCAGACATTCTTTAGCGACCAGTGAGGTAGTTGCGAGGGTATTCGACATGATTGCTCCGCAGGGTATGGGTTAACGTCCAGCCCACCATGCGCCCTGCTTCTTACGCATCGCCTCGTATTGAGCCTGTGACATGGTGCCAAGATCATCCGAAGATGCCTTGCCACCGCCGATAGGCTCAATCGGTGCGGGCGCTTTGCTGGGGCGCTTGACCGGCTCTTTGTTCGATTCCAAACGCGCCTCGATCTTGCCGAGTTCGCGCACTTGAGCGGCGGGATTCATGCGGGCGATCTTCTCCGCGAGATCGGGATTCTTGCCGAGGTAGTAAGCAACGTCCGGCCCCATATCGGAGTCCTTGATTGCTTCCGCCATAATCGGAGTGATCGTCAGATCGTCCGACATGGTTACTTCGGCAAAGTCATCGTATTTCTTCGCGGCCTGCTTCTGCCGGTTGATCCACGACTCCTCACGCTCACGAATCGATGCCTCTTGGCGTGCCCGTTCCGCTCGCACTTCAACTTCTTGAAGCTTTGCGGCCACCTGGTAATCGGCTTTCGCCTCCAGATAGGCTTCGTAGCTGTCGAAGTTCTCGCGCTGCGGCGGGCCTGATGGCTTTTCCACCTTCGGCGCATCGCCCGCTAGGGTTCGCTCCATCAGGTTTAGCAGCCGCTCATTGACGCGTGCCAAGTCTCGGGCTTGATTCCGATACTCCAGCGCACGCTCGCCTAATCCACCACGCTTGCGCTTCCCATCGTCACGCGGCTCCGCGTCTTCGACGCCCTGCTCTTCGGTCTGATGTTCGTCGCTGGCCTGCTCTTGGCCTGCCGTTTTAACCTGTTCGGCTTCAGGTGCGGGTAGCGACTCCGCTTCGTTCCCCTGCGAGGGCACGCTAAGGTCGTTCGTCATTTTGCCTTCAGGCATGAATGAGATGCGCCGAAAGTAGACGGAAACGCGCGGCAGCGGTGGCGGTTTATCGCCTATTGCAGATACTCAACGAAAAGCCGGATTGCCTGCTGCACTTCTTCTTCGTCCTGTTCCAGCATCCGCTGCGCTTCAATGCGCTGTAGCTCTAGCCGCGCTTCTTCTTGCGCAATGGCTAACAGCGAGGCAAGCAGGTCATATGCCCGTAGTTGCTCGTCAACCAGCGATTGAAGTGCGGCAGGCTCAATATCCGGCTGCGCCTGGACGATTGACCGTGCCGCTTCTCGAACCACTGCCGGCGTGGGCTTTTTCTCCAACTCCTCGCGGATATCCACCCATCGGCGGGCGAAGTTCGGAACATTGGTGAAGTAGTCACCAGCGCCGCCGCCTGTAGGCGCAAGGGCAGGCCCGCGCACGGCAAACGCTGCAACGTCCGACCCTTCGGTGGCGGTCAGAGAAACAGCCGGGGTAGCACTGACAACGCTTGTCGCAAACGCGGCAACGTCGGGCGATTCAGTTGCACCTAGAGTTACCCGCGCACGGTTGCGAACCGTAAACGCGGCGGTATCTGCGCCCTCCGTCGCCCCTAGTGAAGCAGTCGGGTTGCCGCTTGCAGGCTGATTAAACAGCAGCAGCAGCATGGGACTACACCAGCGTGTTCAGTTGCGCCAGCGTTGCCTGCGTTTCGGCCAGATCGGTGTCGATGCGCGTCACGGCGTCAACGTCGCCAACTCTCTCGGCATTAATCCGCTGCTCGCCAAGGTGCGCAATGCGGCGCTGCGCCATCTGGATAAGCTGATTGACTGTCATTGCTGCACCTTATGAGAAAAACAGATCGCCGACGATGTCGTTCAGGCCGACAGCGGCAGTGTCCGCATCGGCCGCGCCCGTGACCGTGGTCAGCCCGATACCCGTCGCAAACGCAATGCCGCCTTCGATCTTGAACGTGTTGACCCCGTTGGGCGGAATCGCAATCGTCCGCACAACGCCAGTGCCCGCCGCGGGGGTTGTGGTCTGGTTGTGCAACTTGACGTACCGCCACGCCGCGTTTGTGTTTCCAAAGCTCCAACCGACCACGCGGCCGGGAGACCCTTTGACAATCGTCGCATTCGTTGTGGCTGCGCTGACAAGGTGCGTACCGCTGGCCGCTCCGGTCGCGTTGGCGCGGTATTGGATGCCCACGTCGCCGATGGCGGCCGTGCCAGCCACCAGCGCGGGCTGCGTGAAGGTGACCGTAAACGTACCTTGACCGGACACAGGCAGCGGCGCCTGTGCACCGAGCGGTCGCACGCCAGCGATGTAGGTCGGCACGTTGACAATATCCTCGACCGAGACAAAGCCCACAGTCCAGGTCGTCGTGCTGGCAGGTGCGGTCGTGCCGTTGAAGCTCCACAAGTAGAAATACAACTCAACGTCGTCGTCGGGGATGTTCTCGATCCGGCTCGCGCGCGTGGTGACGGTCGGCGCGGTGCCTGATGCGACCAGCGCGTCCGACCAGTTGATATTTCGGCCGTCCGCGTAGACCTGCATGACGTGGCCAGACGATGCGGTCGTGTTGATCGTCGCGGTGGTGTCACCCGAGTTCCAGCCCCGCCGCTGCGCGTCTACCGAGGCGTTGGTCGCGGTCGTGCCGCTGTACGCGGTGCGGATGTAGTTCCAGCCGAACAGATCAAGCGTGCAGCTACCAGATGCGGGCCAGCCCGCCACGGTGAAGTTGATCGTGTCAACACTCGGGATGCTGGCAATCGCGTAGCGCCCCGGCACACCGTTCGCGCCGTTGATCGCACCCACAAACATGAACTGGCCGACGTTATCGGCAGTGAATCCGTGCGCGGTCTTGGTGACCGTGATGCTGGTGGCCGAGTTGATCGTGCAGCTAAGGCCCTCGCCAATCAGGTCGGCCAGCATCGCGACGAAGTTCTGGTTCGCAATCCGCTGCGAAAGGATGGTCTTGGCCCGTGCCGTAAACGCACCACGAAACGACTGTGTAGAACGCGCGAGGAATTCGCTATTCGCAGTCGTTCCAGTAGTCACTAGCAGGTTGCTCGACCCCTGCGTGACGCCCATGCCAGTGCCAAGGCGGCGCTGCGTAAGCTCTTGCGCAAGCAGGCTCGACCCGGACGCGGCAAAGCCAACAGACCAGATATCACACGGCGATTGCCGGACAACCGCGCCGCCATCGGTCGTCAGCGGGTTATCCGCACGAACGCGCATGTGCGTGGTCGATTCGGCCAGCCCATCGGAAACCTTGATGCGCTGGTACTGAATACCACTAATGTCATCAGTGGCGACCGATTCGCCAGTGCCAGGGAGAACGACGTTATCAGACATGCCGTGCCTTATGCGCTGTGCGTGATGGTGCCAGCAGTCCAGTCAACCGACTGACCCGAGGTGATCGTCGTTGACGGGCTGATGATGATGTCAGTTCCAGAGGTGCCGACCGTCAAGCCGGTCACAATGTCCGTGCCCGATGAATTCTTGAACCGCGCAATGGCGGCAGTGCCGGTGTTGCCAGCGGTCGCAGTCTTGGTCAGGCCGGAAAACGATAGAACATCGCTGCTCACCGTGCCGCACGGGTCGTTACAGGTGAACGTCACCAGCACCGAGGCGTAAGCCGCAGTACAGATTTCCAACGTGCCCGCGCCGGTTCCGCTGTCAATGTCATCGCGCACCGCCGTCATGCGCGTGGTCTTGAGAGAGGTTCGATAGTTAACCGCCATTTGTCGGCCTCATCACAAATTGTTGTGCGCGTCCATCCGGGCCGCGCATGATCTCGACCGCAATCGGCGGTTTGCTTTGCACCGCAGTCGCAAGTTGTGCAATCGCGTCTTGCATTCCTTGCTGCTGCTCCAGAAGCTGCGCGAGCATGATTTCTTCGGGTTCCGGGCCTGCGTCTTCGCTTCCAAGCTCGGGCATATCGACATTCATCCGGTCGGCCAGCGTTGCCATCAACTTTTTGACCGTCTCAATATCCGCGCCGGTCTGCTCACGCAATGCCTGAGCCTTCGCCACTTCGGCCTCGATGCGAGCGACTTCAATGCTTGCGTCCGCCTTGTACCGCTCGGTTTCGGCCTTGATGATCTCGGCGTTTGTCTTGTCCATCGTCTGCGCTTGCTCGGTCTGTTGCTTGACTTGAGCGTCTTGCAGTTGGCCCTCAAGCTGCTGGACGATCTGCGCCGCTTGCTGCAATGCCTGTTCGCGTTCCTGCAACGCGCCTTCAAGTTGCTGCATCGCCGCTTGCATTTGACCCATCATCGCTTCGGGGTCGTTTTCCTCGCCTTCCGCGCCTTTGATCTCAGGCGGCACGGTCTTGGCCAGTCGATCCGCAATAGCTTGCGCGTTCGGCCAGTTCTGACCGCGAACGTACAAGTCACCGATAACCGTCCACAGGTTCGGATTGCCCTGTAGAAGCTGCGTCATGGCTTCCGTAGACTCGGCGCGGAGCGTACCGAAAGACGGGCCGACGGAGACCGCAACGTCATAGCGGCCCACGTTCAGATTGTAAATCTTCTTGATCGCGCCGGTTTCGTCCTGCACCTTGCGCACAGCTTCGGGCTGCTCGGGGTCGTGCATGACCACGGACGGCGATTCATCATCGCCCAAGACCCTCAAAACGCGCTTTGTGTCATAGATGCGCGGAATCAGGTCAACCAGAATGCGGCCCGTATGCAAAATGCCGCGACTCAGGTTGTCCAGATAGTGATAGGTCGCCGTGTCGCCTTCGCGCTGGCGGGCCATAATGGCGCGGCCGCTGGTCTCGTTCGATGCGGCACCGAAGTTCGCTGCGTGCTGACCGGTGATCCATTGCAAATCTTGCGCGGCCGCTTGCATCGCCTGAACATTGCCGGTCGGCACCTGGGGCGCAGGTTGCCGCTGAGGAGCGGGCAGGAATTGGCCGTTTAGCTCGACAGGCTCGTATTCCAGATAAGCCGGATTCGTGGCATTGGCACGCGCCCAACGGGCCTCAACACCTTTGAATTGACCCTTTGCGCCGATGTACGGTGCGGTTTTCTGCAATGACAGCATCTCGACCATTGTCGAGACCTGGTAGTTATACATGCGCTGCGCATCGTAGGCGCGTTGAGTCAAGCCGGTGTAAAGAATCTTGCCATCGACAACGGTTTCGTTACCGACGATCCGCACCAGCGGAATCCACCGACCAGGCCAGACTCGAGAATCGGCAACGCTTGCCCCGGCAATCTTGAACCATTGCACCTCGCGCCGCTTACTGGGCCGCTGGTCAATCACTTCGGCCGGGTTGCGCTCGCTTTTAGCGAATTCCTGCTCGTCCATCACCGACCCATCGGCCAGCAGGAAAAGCCGCGTCTTGCGCATGATTACGCGGTAATACTCGGCGCAACGAACACTGTCAGGATTCCACCAGCCCAAATCATCAGACTGGCCCGCCCAATCGTCCGGGTTGATGTCCGGATACAGTTCCTTGAACGTCTCGCGGTCTACGGAATCCTCGACGAAAGCGTACATGGCGTCCGAGGCATCCATCTCGCGGGCGTTCGGGTCGAACGTGACGGAGATCGGGTCGAGGATGCGCTTTAGCCGGATGTCCTGCTCGAATGCGTTTTCGTCGGCGTACTCGGTCAGCACCCGCCAAACGCCCATACCTGCGGCAACCTGGGTGCAGCTGGCCGTTTCGTAGACCATCGGCGCGTTCGACAAATGCTCGATGTTCCGAATGACCCCATTCAGAATCTCGGCGGTCTTAACGTCGGCCTTGTCGTCTACGGGGTTGCACTTGATCGCGGGCTTTGACTGCCGCTGATCGTTGACAATCTGATTGATGTGCGTGCCAAGCCTGTCCATTGTCAGACAGGGCCGGTTTTGCGACTCGCGGGCCTGCTTTAGCCGGTCATCCCATTGATTGCCAGCGGCAAACCGCATCGCCTCGCGGAAGCTCTCGCGGTTTCGGGATGCGGCGTCAGACGCCACGCGATAGCGCTTACGCGCCTCGGCAACGATGTCGGCGTCTTTAACGCCTTGCGGGCGACCGGTGTATTCAATCATCCCGACTTAATAGCGCGATTCTTGGGACTGGCGTGGCGGTTTATCGCCTACAGACAATTAGCCGCTTGCCATACGGGCTTCGGGTCTTTCTGGTGGCACACAATCCGCGCGTGCAGGCTGATTAGCTGCGCCCCGGCCGGATACAGCGGCGTGCCTCCGGCGTTGAACCAGTGCCGCACCGTAGATCGAGGCACGTTCAAGTGAGCGGCCACCTTTGACGGCCCCCAACCATGCCTGCGGAGGTCTAGCCCGATTTCAGCCCACATGGTCAAGCTGCCATCCATCCCGAACCCCCATACATTGCGCTGTAGTCGGTTTCGTCCTCTTTTGTCTCATCATCTTGTGGCTTGGTCATGCCTGGGAATAGCTCAGTCAGTGCCCAAACTGCTGCATCTGCCCGGTTCGGTGATCCGGTGCCGGTGTAGCCAAACGTCGAGAACCCGCAAAGCTCCTCCTCCAACTCCGGGAAAAGGCCAACGTGCCTGACTTTGCCCTGCTCATAAAGCGCGCTTACAGGTTCGGCACGGACAACCTTACCGCGCGAGGCCGTCACCTTCTTAAACGGCGTCCGGGGGCGTGCGGTCTGTATTGTGTGCCGCACCATGTCGCCGCCGAAATTGCCCTCACCGACTACGCAGTCGGCCCGGTGGCGGTCAAATGCCGATGTTGCGACCCGCCCCCATGCGGCCGGACCGGCTTTGATCGTGCAGTCTTCGAGGATGTACGCATTGCCGTCCACCCCGAGCGCGGCCACCACAATGCCAATCGCGTCGTTATCGGCGTTGTCTCGGTCGCCAGCCCCTGACGGATCAACCGCCACCACAACGCGCACGAAATCCGGCACCCTGCCATCAAGAACGCGCCACTTCTCGATATCCTCGTCGTGGAAAAGCGCCGACGGGTTTGCGTCCGCCCATTCACCGCGCAGGAATCGCTTTTGCTGGCGCTGGCTCATTCCCCGTAGTGTGTCGATATACGCGGCCGACAGGTTTGCGGCGTTGTCCTCGGGGTTTAGCCGGAACCAGGCGTAATCGTCGGGATGATTAAGCGCGATCTTTGTTTCCGGGTCGCGTTTCTCGTGAAACAGCCGATAAGCCCAGTGGTTTTTGTTCGTCGGATTCAGGTCATAGTAAAAACGCAGCGGCAGCGGCTTGCGCGCTCCGGCCACTTCCTGATCGACTTTCTGCGCCAAACGGGTTAGCGCCATGTCGCGGGATTGCCACGGGATTTGCGAAACCTCGTTCAAGTACAGCGTCGAGAATTCCTGCCCGAGAACCTTTTCAGTGCGGTCTTTGTCATCCAGTCCGCCAAACCAGATTTGCGAGCCGTTCGGGAATGACGCGAACCAGTCGGTTCGGTTGATTTCCGCCTTGACCTGCGGGAAACATGTTTCCATCACCTTCGGGAACGTGTCAGAAATGATCGAGGCTTTGATGTGATTGAACCGAAACCGGAATATCGCGTGCCTGCTTTTTGCCGCTTTGATCGCCCGCATACAGACGGCGCGGGTCAGCAGAAACGTTTTCCCGGATCGGCTTCCGCCCTCTAGCAGAATGTGCGTCGAGTTCCCCGCGAGGATTGACTGTGCTTCCTGCTGGCGGGCCGTCAAGCTCACAGCGACTCATCCCCGTTCGCCGCTTGCACGATGATCGCGCCCCCGTCCTTGCCCGTGTGCTCAGTACGCGCCAACTTGGGGACGTGGTATTCGAGGATTTCTTGCACGCACTTAAACGCCACCAGCGGCCCGTGTTTCGGGTCTTCTGCAATCTCGTCTAGCCAGCCTTGCAGCCGTTCCACGTTGCCGTCGACAAACCGTGCAATTGACTCTCGCGCGGCCACTGTGCTTTTGTTCGGCACGCCTTTAATTCGACCCGGCCCCGGCAAACCCTCGCCAATTCGTTTCTGTTGCGTTTTTGTAACGCTTTCCTCAGTATTTTCACTCATGCAAATCCCCTTCGATTGTTGCGCCTTGCTTTACATGCCACTCAAGCTCGCCGCGATTCATCGGCGTGTACTTGTCGTCATCGAAAACCCCAACACAAAGCGCCATTGTCAATCCGGTGTTGTGTCGGATTTGCACGTATTCACGCTTTTTCACGGTCGGCGGCGGCGTCATTGCATCCAATGACATCCAAGCCCAGTAAAGGCCCATGTCCTTCCAACTCATCGCGGTTGCCTCACCATGATTACGTGCGGAGTGCCGTCATCCGCTTCCCGTTGCATTGTCTTAAACCCGAACCGGCGGTAAAAACCCTCAAGGGCATCGGCGTCCATCGGTTCGTCGTCAAAGGGTTTCGGACTGAGCATCAGGAACGTCTGCGTTTCATCCGCCTTTACGCAGACCTCGCAAAGCAGCCAGCGGGCGTCGCCTTGCTTGCGCCGTTCTGGCGTCGTGTAAACCCGCGTTATCTCGACCAGGTTCGCTCCCGGCGGCAGGCCGTCGATCTTTGGCCGACCGAGCATCAGGCTTGCGCCTTCGTGCGTTCGCGTTTCAGTCATTCCAGCACTCCAACTTCTTTCAGCGCTTCCTCGACCGTTTCCACCACAGCGGCAGAGCCTCGCCACGCATGGAGCCAGCGCAGTTCATCCGGCGTCAGTTCTCGCGCGCTTCTGGGCTTGTTCCCGTCCTTCACTTCCAGCAGGTAATTCGTTCCGCCACGCCCTACAAGCAAATCCGGGACGCCATTGCCAAGGGCAGCGAGTGACTGAACCGTACAGCCGCATTTGCGCAGCGCGGCGACGATTTCAGCCTGGTTATCGTCAACCCTTGCCGCTCGTCTCATTCAGTTTCCTCGCCTCGGCAATCATTTCCGGGTGCGTTCGCGCTACGTGGGCTTTCATGGCTTCCCGTGCCTCTTTGGGGGCGCTGAGAATCAACCGGCGCACGCAAGCGGCGCAGCCCATCATGTACAGGCCGGAGAGTTTGCCGCAGGCTTCGCATGTCACGCACTCGCCTCAGCCTGGATCGCTTCCCGCTCTAGGCGGGCTTCGCGTTCGTCTTCGGTCTCAAAGCTGCCCAGCATGTCCCCGAGTTTGACCGATCCAAGCAGCTTCTTCAACTTCTCCGGCATCGGCGGGGCTTTCCGTTCGGCGGCGCATTCCGTCCCTAGAACCCCGTTTAACGCCTGCGCGTACAGCATCGGATGTTCCGCGTCATCGCGCACTTTCCCGGCCCTTGTAGTGCGTTTGTGGGTCGGCGCAAGGTCAGGTCTACCCGCTCTCTCTGCGGCAGAGACAGCACGGTCAAACCATGCCGGGTTTACGTCACCCTGAGCGCAGTAGTCCGCCGCTTTCACCATCCATTCGCGCTGGCGCAGGCGGTTCGTGATCGACTGCCATTCGGAGGCCGGTGCGCCGTAGTGAAACCGGCAGATCGTTTCCCCGTTCCCGGCGTCAATCCCGGCAGTTGCAGGGCATCCGTGGCACATGCACCTCCACGTTCGGGCGGCGGTAGCGGCAGGCTCCGGGGCTTCGGAGAGATATCGGCCCAGCGTCTTAGCGATGATATTTCCCCTCGACAACTTTTGCCCAG